TGCAAATTCCGTGCTGTCGATGCTGAGTTTAATAAGTTGGCCCAACATAAAGATGTTCGGGTTTCAATACGTCCGCTTCGAAGTGAAAGCAAGGTAATGCGAATGCTTAGGTCCCCGAGAGACAAGATGGTCGGTGAAACGGTCCCTGTTGTTGAGTTTGGTGAATTAAAACGTGCCAATCTCATCACTGGGGTCTGTGACACTAACCTCAACACGATCAAACGCGATTCTGGATCCCCTGTCTTTGATGATGAAGGCCATTTAGTTGGCATTCATAAAGGAGTCAGGGAAGATGGTAGCGCGAATGTTTTTGTTTTGCTCTTTCCCAACCGTGCTAATCCCTGGTTTGTCCAAGCTGAGCCTTTAAACTAATTGTCCCCCTGTATACTGAGTTGATCGACGTCTATGAGTCTTCGTTTGTAATAAAGAAGCTCACGAACGGAATACAGGGGGATTACCAACCACCGGCTAATGTGGAGTTGATGGACTTAGTTCGTGCGAGAGATGAAGATGGGCTTCAAATCCCTTTTGGTTATGCTCCAGCTGTCTTTTCACGAGACATGCTGGAGAACGACTTTCGGAAGAACCTTCAATCGTACGAGTGGTTTCCAGATGAGAAAGCATGGAATGTAGCTACAGAGGCTTTTGGTGTGATAATGACCGGGTCAATGCGTGGTAAAGTCCGTGAGGTTGAGTATGCCGTGTCCTGTATGGACAAGACAACCTCCCCAGGATTTCCGATGAATTTGAAATACAAGGCCAAAGGCCCCGCTTGGTGTGGGGATGAGGCCCTGATTCGAGAGATACTTCGTCAGATTATCACAACCGGTCGTTTTGACGTCATGTTTGAGTATCGCCCAGGTAAGTTTATTCGTTGGAACCATATCTACTATCAAGTTTCCCCTAAGGGGGAACTTCGTACGGTGGACAAGCTTCTTAACGAAGACCTGGCTAAGCGAAAGACTCGAACTTTTATGTGCGGTGACATTGTGCTTTACTTGCTCACCGTCATGATGTATGGCGAACAACATGCCAGTTTCCTCGAGATGGCGTCGGGCAGCGATTGGTCTGCTGTAGGGATGAACCCATGGTATGGAGGGTGGAACCGAATGGCTGCGTACCTGTCTTCTGGAGTCTGTCGT